AAGCGGTCATTCTGCCGGTAGTGCTACTATTAATGTTACATCATCTACTCACCCCGTCCTAACAGGCGATATACAAGAGATTTTTATTAGAGATGGGTTTAACTTTACTTCTTTAGGAACAGTCAATAATGTAACAACCGGAACACCACCGACTATTGTTTTAACAAGTACCTATGCTACACAATTAGCAAATGCTACTGATTTATATTTACCTACATACAAATATCCAACATACATTGAGCAAATGTTTCACATAGGATGCACATATAATAACAAAACAAAAAAGATTTCTATTTACTTAAATGGAGTTAATATAAAAGAGGAAACACATACTGCCGGAGAAACAGGAGATTTTTCTTTTGCAAGGACTGATACCTATTTAGGTTCTAATGGATTAAATGATATGACAGTAAGTGGTATTAATGATGCCGCTAATTCCGGCACTGCAACAGGAAAAAGCGGTGCTAATACTTGTAAACAATTTATGGGAGAAATGCACGAAATAGCAATATCAAATAAGATTAGAGAGTTTGCTGAAGTAGACAACCTTATGCCAAATTACAACAATACCCTTCTTTACTTGAGATTTGAAGAGGTGGATTTATGACCCGTATTTTTGCTGAATCAAATGAAGTAGTTACTGAAGCAGTGAATACGAATAGTAACACTACATTATCTAATGTAGGTGGAGTTTATTATGTTGGTATGGGAGTTACAGGGACAGATATTCCCGATAACACATATGTTTCTGCTACGGCTTTAGGTTCAAATCAAGTAACTATTTCAAATACTGCAACCGGTACTACTGCTATTACTGCCACATTCAATAAAACCAATTACAATGTTCCTACTAATCCTAAGTTTAGAACCTTTGGTGCCTATTCTGGAAGTGAACGACTATACACTATTATCTATGGAGATGCTACTAATACAAGTGATACTATTTCCGTACAAGGTTCGGGCAGTACAAGAGAGTATTCTAATTTGGAAACAACAGAAGGCTTTAGAATTAAAAACTACCACCCAAATACCTTTACAGGAATAAATCTAAGTACAGTTAATTTAACTACACATAATTATTTTGTCCTAATACATTCTGATAATCACCTACTCCACCACTTTGCTAAAGTTACTAAAATTAATACAGATGATTCTTTAGGCGATTCCTTTGAGTTCACTCCATCATTAGGTACTGAAATAGAAGAAGGTACTAAGTTTATGGTATTCAAAGGGCCATCCGTAAATAGTAATGTTTTTGCAATATCAGCAGGTATTAAGCGTGAATTACAAGATTTGTTAGTTTGTGCGAGGCCACTGTTTTATTTCTTTGACGATGAATTGGATAAAGAAGGGCAATTAGACCACAACACAAAATACTTTCAAAGATTTGTTGGCGATGCGGCAGTAAGTGGTACAATATCGCCTTCTATCCATAATACATTTGTTACCGCTTCAGATAACGGATTCATTATCAAAGATTATAGTAAATATACAATGAATGTTAAAATGGTAGATAATCTAAAGGACTTGGATTACCCTGCTTATATAGAAAACTTTGCAAACAATCCTTCTGCTTTACCACAGGAATACGATAGTCCAGATTATACTATATTTACTACTCCAAATGTTTTTACTGATTATAATGATTGTTTTCCTAACGCAAGAAGAGATGGTGATTTAGATGTTCACCCTCTAAGCGATATATCCTACACAGGGCCAATAAGATATGTTCATTATGATTTTTCACCAACTAAAGCCAATAAAGCATACAATACCTTTGATTTGGTTTTAGAAGAATCTATCGGTAAAAGAGGAAGTTATGTAGAAGGAAAAGCAGTGGATAACAAAAGAATCCTCAAACAAAAAAACTCTGTATTTGATAAATTAAGAGTTAGACATAGATTACATAGAGAAAAGTTTAATGATTGGTTTGCACTAAAAGCCACCGTAAAACAGAATACAACCACTACAAATGAATATACTTTTACTACTGAATATGATTTAAGTGAATTATTAAATGAAGGAGATGAAGTTAAAATAGGTTCTCATATTTATATTATTGATACTATTGATAGCATTAACAATTCGGGGGCTACGGGTAAAGAGCAAGATATAACCCTTAGAGCAGAAAGAAGGACAGAAACGGAAACTATCTTTGCTTCGGCCTCTTATACTTTAGCGGCTGATGCAATTATTTACAGAAGGGCATGGAATGTGAATGATTCTACGCTATTAACTAATTTTGATATTTTAGAAAATAGAAATAGTAATCTATATGTTAAGTTAATTTCAGAAGAGTTTGGATTTTTAGAAGCAACCGTTACCAATTCGGATTCAAATAAACAATTACTTACTCTACAATTCGACAGTGATACACAGGTTAATAATACAAATAGGTCAATATCTATACTTGATTATATGGATGGTTCTTATTATATAGAAGTAGAGAAGTTTTCTGGTGTTATTGAAAAACTGAAGAGTTACAAGGACAAAGATACAGGTCAATCATTTTTAGATTATTCGGGTCGTTCTGATATTAGAAAACTTCTTGGCCCTTCTATTAATAAAAATACTTTACAGTCACAAGACATTATCTATTCTACAAATAGTATGTTTAATATTGGAACTGACCTAAGCAGTGGTGCTATTACAAAATGTACTTTTGATGATGATGAAGTTACATTCACAAATACTTGTACGGGTGATTTGCGAGTCGGAGATAAATTATTTTGTGTGTATAGCACCCATTTAACCGTAGCATATATAGGACAAGTCAAAACAATAGATAATGGAACTACTGTTACATTAGAAGAAAATGCAAGAGCAGAAGTAAAAAGTCCGGCAGAAGCAGTATTTTATACAAGAGAAAAACACTATATGTTCAATAAAGCATTATCTCACAATAGGTTTATGACTTCTTGTAGTGATTTAAGTGGTGCTTCTGGAAAAGGCCTATTTTTTGATAGCGGAGTAGTTATTAATTCTGATGGTTCTGAAGGTTCTACTTTAGTTAATACTTCTTCAGTAAATACTTCTAAATCAATAGGGTATCATTTGGATAATATTATGAAAGTTGATGCGGCTAATTTTGAAAGTACATTTGTTTCGCACGAATCAGGAAAAAATGATGGCTTCTTTCAAGCAAGATTACATGACAATGCTTCATCAAGAACATATACAGATACAGATACAATAAATACATTATTAGATTTTAATATTTTAGGAGTTGCAACCGAAGAAAAAACAAGCATAATAGAAGTAGCACCACACTTACCACTTACTTTAGGAAGAGTGGATATTAATTATGCTAACACATTAAATACTATTTTTGATAGTGATTTATTAGGAACAACATCAACTGCCACTACATCAAAAGCATATGTTCGTGTATCTAACTCAGATACTACTGCTTTATCTTCTACAAGTGCTGAAAGAAAACACTACGGAAAACCTGTTTATGCGGGCGAAGATGGCGAAGAAGTTTTCATAGGATTTTTTGTAAATGCTTTTTTAGGTAATAGTAGTACAAGTGGGGGAGTAACTTCTACTAATGATATTGTAATAGTATTAGATAGAAAAGTAACCATTGGCTCAAGCGTTAAAGTAAAAATATTAGTAGAAAGCACTAATATAGGTACTGCAAAAACAACACATGAATTAAATCTATTAAACGGAGGACACCTACATAGCGGTAAAGTTATTGCTTTGTTGAGTCCTCATATATCTTCTTCAACAGTCAATAAAACTTGTATATTTGACTATCCTTTAGTTAGCCATTACTCTTCTGATAGCACTGTGAACGCATTTACTTACAGTGAAAAGTACGGTTCTTCCTATTACAGAATAATTAATTTAGAGAAAGGAAACTACAATAAAATAGAATTACCTGTTTCGGGAACAACTGTCGAGTCTAAAAATTATTACGCTGATATTCCGAGTAAAATTAAATACTATGCTTCTGCGTTTAAGCCGCCGCCAATGGCACCAAAATACTCTTCAGTATATTATGACATAAAGGTGAGAGTAAATAAAACAGACACAGATACAGAAATACACCCTCTTGTAGAATCAAGAGGATTTGAGCCTGTTTCGGGGTCTAAGTTTTGGGATAGCACAATACACAAGAAAAATGGCACCTTTGAAAGTGTGTATTTACCGCCAACACCAAAAACACACGATGCGAAAGAGTTTTTTAACATTGATAATTCTTCTTATGCGTTTGGCGGTAGGCCGTGGAAAATAAAAGACACATTAAACTTAATAGACCCTAAAGTAGCAAGAATGTTTTTATTTTGTAATTCTGATTTATTACCTTATTCTTCAAAAAGATATGACAGTTTAATGTATAGTGGACAAACAAGAGATGTTTCTAATTATAATTTGATGTTACTAAAAGAACCAAGCAGTGACGGCACTTTTGAACCAAAAGATACAATAAACGGCACTACGAGAATAACACAGAATGATTCCGATTATCTATCTCTAAACATAAAAGCAGGTTCTAAAACATTAAGTGATTTGAAAAGATTCTCCTTAATGCGTTTAACTGAAGTAGTTTATGATTGGTCTTTTAATCAGATAGACCCCGAAAATGTTATTTCTGAAGAAAAGGTATTGCCTAAAATAAATCTTTTTAATAATACTATTGTTGCAAGCGGCATTAATATAACAAGTATTAGTGGTAAGGTAATAACATTAGATGCTAATTCTTCAGGTTTTATAATTTCTCAACAATCCATAATTGTTGATTCAAAAGGAAGATTTATGGGCGAAGTAAATACAAGAACGACAAGTTCTCCTTTTACTATAACTTGTTTTGATGAAGTAGTAAAAACAAATGGTGATGCTTACTACACAGGACAATTATATTATATTGCTCAAAAAGTCACAGGTGCGGTTGATGATTTTCATGGAAGAGGTAAAGAAAAATCGTTTAAGGGTAATGAAGAGATACATATGCTCAAAGGAGTTATTTGTAACGGGGTAGATGGTGCCAAGTTTGGTGATTCCGGTTCTGATATTGCCGGTCTTGCTAATGCTGACTTAGATGATATTTCGGGAAGTACCGATAGTGAAAGAAGCGATTATAACATATTTTTCCCGCCTACTTTTTCAGACCAAAACCTAGTAGATGCGAGTTCAAGTTACGGTTTCTATAATTCAAGAATATTCAAGTTAATAGGGGATATGACACAATCTAATTCTAGTGCGAGCATTGCCGCAAGTGATACATTATACAAAGGAATGCTACCAATCTTCTTCAAAGGATTTAGTATAGAAGAAGGAAAGGCATCTTTTGAAGATGGTATGGTTGGTGCATATATTAAATCAACAGGACTTAAAAATGGTTTAGATGATTGTAATGGTATAGTTGCAAGTTGTGGAACAGCCTTTAATGCGTTTGAAAACAAAGAATCCTCTGCTACTTATTCTACGGAGGATGCTGGTGGCGTTTTAATGGGCTTTAAGCCAAGATTATATATAGATTCAGCAGAGGTATCTGATGTTGCTTCTAATAAAACAGTAGGAAACAGAACCATTTATAGATATAACATACCAATAGGAACAGGAAGAACAGTTAGTAAAGTAGGCGGTAGTAATAATGGTGGAGATGTATATAGAACAT